ATCTTAACTGGTGTAGAGTCAGTCAGCAATAAAGAATCTGCTGATTCATCCCACAGTAAATAACTTCCAGATGTAGCACCAAAGAATTTAACATCCTTGCCGGTATCATCAACCCCAACCGTTACTGTTCCATCAATCTGAACAGCCCCGTCAATATCTACAGCATCTAAATTAGCAGTTCCGTCAACATCTAGATCTCCTGCAAGGTCAATTCCTGCTGCACCTGCTAAAACTAAGTCATCTGCTGATGTATCCCAAAGCATATAAGCACTTGCAGTATCTCCAAAAAACTTAACATCGTACCCTGTATCATCAGCGCCTACTGTAATTGTACCATCAATCTGTGTTGCTCCATCAATATCTACTACATCTAAATTTGCTGTGCCGTCTACATCGATGTTTCCAGCAACGGTAAATCCTGCTGCTCCTACTAATTTTAGATCATCCGCTGACTCATCCCAAAGCATATACGCGCCGGAAGTAGCACCAAAGAATTTAACATCGTATCCTGTATCATCTACACCAACTGTAATTGTATTATCAGCCTGTATAGCACCATCAAGATTTGTCGTACTTGAAACTGTTAAACCATCTGTAGTTACTGTACCATCAAAGTAAGCATCTTTAAATTCTAATGAGCTTGTACCTAAATCTATATCATTGTCTGTAACGGGTACAATAGCTCCATCTTGTATACGTATTTGTTCTACTGCTGCACTAGATACCTCTACAAAGACTCCCCAACGATTATTAGTACTATCAGCGACTATCTTATTAAGGAAATCTAAGTCACCAATCGTATGAATATTACCACCTTCTGCTGCCGTACCGTCGTGCTGGTGTCCTGTTGAGCTTGACGTTGTGGAGTACGCAAAAGCGTTTAATAGCTGGTTATATTCGTCATTAAACAGAGCCGCTGTAATAGTGTCCCCGTCTGAAAACGAACTCTGCCGTGTATAAGTCTGCGTCATTTATCTATCTCCTTCCTGACGGTACATAATCTATATAAAACCCATTAATTGCATAAGGTGCTTTTTGATCGCCACTAAATATCTTAAAACTACTTGTATGTCCACTACCTTGTACAGCTTGTCTAACCATAGGATCATTCTGTGATCCGAATACAACTGAATTAAATGTTGATGCACTATTTCCAAAAATAGCTGGTAAAGACACAGAATCAAGTTCATAATCTGAAGGTTGAGGAATATTCCTATCTTCATAATCAAATCTTACTCTCAATGATGGCTGAACAATTCCTTCTGGACTTAAAGACATACGCACATACTGTAAAGTTTTCCTAGTTCCTAAATCACCAAAATCTAAATTAGGTGTTGTATATTCTGCTACAATATCTGTGGCCGTTCCTGCTGGCGTAAAATAATCTCCATCATCGTGTACATAGATATATCCGTCTTTATCTCCATGATATGTCTTTTCTATACGATCTTTATCAAAACTAGAAGCTATAGCATGAGCTTGTATTCCTAATGTTTCTGACCATTCAAATCCATTAGGAGTAAGAGTTCCAATAATACCTCTTGACGTTGTATGAGATGCTCCTGATCCTGAATAGAATAAGCGATACTGTGATTTCTTTCTTAATACTGCACTATCTATTCTATAAGTATTAATGGCTGATGCTATATCGCTGACGATAGATTGAATTTGTCTGCTAACAGAACCTAACTCAACGTCACCAATACGTGCTGTACCAGCAATAGTACGAATGCCATCAGGACTCAAGAAAATTAGATCACCAGCAATCTCTTGAATACTTCTACCATCCAAACAACCCACATTCTTTGTAATAGGTACAACTGCAATCGTACTCGAATTATTAATATTCTGTAGTTTATAAATTGAGTTAGAACAAAATATAATCAAATCATCGCGGAAGCTTTTAATTCCTACGACTTGATCATCAAGCTTAATAGATCCAGAGCCTGAGCTTGTAAAATCATCTATATCACTTGTGCCACTATAATAAATAGTATTTGGTGCTGTGGCTGCTCCTGCAACAACTAAGTGTTTATCATGCATCACACAGAACTTAGGATATACAGTTCCGCTTACAGTAATCTCTTTACAAAAGTAAGTTCGGCTTGATAAAGCACTTCCTGTACCCGTCATCTTAAAGTACATTGGCTTAACACCAGAACCTTCGTCAGTGATAATTACTTCACCATAGTCAGTATCACCTTCATAGATTGCAAAGCTTGCTAAGTCTTGTGAAGTCCTTGCTAGAGTACTACGACCTGTAAACGTGCTGTGATTATCTCCTCCTGAAGCAACACTATCTTTATTTATCTGTAACCAACTATCGCCATCCTGACTAAAATAGATATTAGTTCCTGAGCAAGCAATTAAACCATCTGCATAGACTTCAAGACCATAAATATCATTATCTGTATTTGGCCTTGTGCCATCCCCAAACTGAGAATATCCATTAATTCGTCTATAGCCGCCATCTGGATCAACTTCAAAGTTTCTTAACTTTGTTGCCAGTCCCGGCTGTGCAAGCATTTCAAACTGATTTAAATTTGTGTTTAAACCACCTTTACATGAAACACCATAGGGTTGTGATGCCGCCATTAAATAAATCCTATTCTATCATCTTTTACATAAACTGGCGTAGGCTCTAATAAACTAGACCTCATACTTCGTAGTCCCCTTTTATAATCATCAAGAGCAAAAGCTGCTGCTTGCGGGTTATCTTTAAACTGCCAAATATAATATCTGGCTCGTGCTAAGAGAACAGCGCTATATACATCAGGAAATACAATAGTATCTCCATAGGCATCAAGTTCTGTAGGTAAATCCCAAGCAAAGAACCATATCCTATAGACCTGATCTGGTATAGGACTTAATCCAAAGTTACGTGCGTCAGGACTACGAATAACCCTATTAGGAACACCATACTGTGTTGTATCTGCATCATCTTTATTTTCGGCAATCCGAAGATAATCCTTCCATTCTTCAGTAGTCGTATACCTAAGATTCTTTATGGTATACGGAGCAGATTCTCCACTAACCCCCACAGTCGTTAAAAGAAAGTTATCCCAATCTATTGATCCATAGTCTGCCGTAATACTAGAACTAGAGGCTTTAAGTTCATACCACCTAGTACCTGCTACAGTTTCTACATAAACATTGCCGTACATAGGATCAGTAGCCCCGCTCTCGGCTGTAGCCAAGAAAGGCCACTGAGGTTCCTCATTGACAATATCTAAGTAAGCAGTATTAATTGAATCTTTTGCGTGTTGCTGTATACCTACAGCGCTGCCAAAGTTTGCAGAAGTTAGTACAACCTCGTTAAGTTCTCGCAATAATTTATTAGTTAAATTGAGAAATGTTGCCATTTATTACCTCTTTGCTTTTCCACCTTTAGATGCGGCCTTTCGGCTTGGCGATCCGGGTCGAGTAATCTGCTCAAATATAGACTTCTTAGGAGCTTTCTTAGTACTCTTTTTACCCTTTTTGCTCTTCGCCTTACTACCCTTTGCATATCCCGGTCGAACATCGGGGGGCGGTCTGCGTGGCGCTCGTGATCGTTCCATTTGAGCAGATACTGATGGTGATATTGTAGCAGCTTGTCGCATTGCCTCCTGTTCACGTATACCCTCCGCTTGGCCTGTTGTTCTCTGTGCCTGTCTTGGAGGATTAGCTCGTCTTGTTGCTTGATGTGCTCGTGCTGCTTCTACACCCAGTACATTCACGTTAGGACGAATATTAGGGCCACCACGCCCTCTAACACTCGTGACAGAGCCACTTTGTTTCCTAACTCTTCCACCTTTAGCCTTCCCTGTACGCTGACTGCCCGGACTTTGCATTGAAGCAATATCTTTATAGTCTTTTTTTCCTACCATAATTTATTACCTTATATTTATATGTGTTGGCTGTTGATCTTCTGGTAGCTTGAGTCTTAGTAGAATAGTCAACAAACCATTGTTAAATTCAGCTTCCTCAACTACAACATGTTCTGCTAAATGAAACTCTTTTGTAAAAGACTTACCACTTATACCACGATGCAGATAAGAATCCCCTCCTTGATCTTTATCCTGCTTATTTCCTTTGATACTTAGTTTACCATCCGTTTTAGAATGAACTACATCAATGTCTGCCTTATTCCATCCTGCTAAAGATACTTCTACAGTATATTCCTCTTCACCAGAACGAATTAAATTATACCGAGGATATTCAGGTTGTCTGAATCCTCGAATCATTTCATTATGTAGGCGATCAAAACCAACCCACAAACTATTTAAATCAGCTAATGCTAAATTATTCATGTCTTTTCTCCTTGTAGCCCCCTTAGCGGTAGGCTTATTGTAGACCCTTGCGGTATCTGTATTATTCACCATCCCAATTCAAGTCTGTTAGCCGTCGTTGAGTGATTCTCATATCTTCAATAGGTTCTAAATCCTCTTGCATAGATTCAGAATGAGACCTTTCTTTTTTAAAAATACGATCATAATTCTCATCGTACTTTTTTTTGTCAAAGTGCTTCCTGAAGCGACTATCCTTACTGACAATCGCTTTTCTAAACATTACAGGTCTTTCATCAGAACCTAACTGAGCCATACAAATTAATCCGGTAATACACCTAAATGCAAAAACTCGACTAAATAAGTCACAGTCGTTGCAGCAGTTGCCAGATTATTTGCTAGGGGCTTGAGTCTTGCATAAATTGAACGTGATGACGCGCTATACAAAGTAGATGCAATAACAATTGCTTCTGAAGTAGCAGGGCCACCATAAACACCAGCAGTTACGCCAGTACCTACAAATGCGTTAGCTGCATGACCATGTGAATCTTGTATAATATACAATGGTACATTAGCTGTCCAAGTTACTGCTGACCCACCATCATCTAAGATAGCTTTTTCATCAATAATTTGACCACCGCCTGCCGCAGTTCCTAAATCGAAATCAACATCATCACCTGAAGCCCCTGCTGTAACAATGTTACCTGCTGGAATTGCAATGAGATTACGAATAATTGTATCTGCTGGCTGTGTCAATGTAACATCATAAGTTGCATCAGCCGTTACTGCAATAGTTCCGGTAGTGCCTGAAGTCCATGAATGAACTACATTATCAGCAAGACCACGAACATCTGCTGTTCTTGCTGAGTTTCTCCCTGTATCTCTTATATTAATAACTGGGCTAGCCATATTTTTTTCCTTTAATTTCTTGTTAAGTTAAAAAGAAAAGGGAGCCGCATCCGACCCCCAATTCTCTTAATTACTAGTCGATACCGTAGAATGCGGATACTAGAGCACCATCGCGTAGTACTTTAGCTCCATATACATGAAGCCCCCGTACTATATCGCCAAAGGAACTAGGATCACGCAGTACTTCAGTACTCGTAATTGTCTGAGCCGTCGCCGTAGAACTAATATGACCAGCGATACATTTACCAGCAGCGTTAGACGTTGAGGCAATGTTATTCGTTTTGTACATACTAAATCCACGCAACTTACCAGAAGTTACTAGACCATTTCTTATTGAACCTTGACCAGCGTTGTAATCAACAGACAAGAGTTTCGATGCGGTTCCAGATAGAACCTCATAGAAGTCAGGTGCGGCTGCGAACCAGCGACCTTCTTCAGGAACATTCTGGTCGTCTAAAAGACGAGCCATATGCCCCAAGACATCTATAGGATCATGTTCTGAAGTACCAAAACCAATGTCAAGATTACCTGTGCCATCAAACGTACCAGCCGCAAGATCAGTAGCACTATCAGAACCTAAAATATGATTAGGGCTGGAAGCAGCTACACCACTGAACATCGTTGCAAGAACACCTTCGTCAAATGCATCTCTCAATGCATATGCAGCCGAAGATGATGCAGCTTCACGCCAATTCACATGAGACATTGAGGATTCAATATCATCAACCTTGAATTTAAAGGCGTTAGCCGTATCTACAATCAACGTTATTTCAGCGTCAGTCAGTTTCGTTTGCGTTACATCTGCACCACGTTCGTATTGATATACGGTGATGGTAGGCTCTTTAACGATCTTTACAGAATCGCCAAAGGCTGTAATTTCACCAGCATAATCAGTATTAGTAATAGCTTCAATTACCGAGGCTTTTCTGAAGAAGTTTAGAACTTTCTTAGAATAGACAGCAGGTAAGAAAAACGAATTCGCCTGAGTACTTACGGAGTTCGCAAAGTTGGCATCAGTATCTGTGCTAGGCTCAAAGTATTGGTCACTTTGATTATATGCCATATTTATTTACTCCAAATTAGACAAAAATTATGATTTAACTACTCTGCCTTCAGCTACAGCTTGATTAATCTCATCTTCACGAGCATCAAACTCATCCAAAGACATTGCAGTAATCTCCCGTTCAGTCCAAATTTTGGTCGGTTGAGCAGCATCTACAGTTGTAGTTTTAGTCGAAACTAAGTCTGCTGCCGAGCCTTCTTTGGGCTGTTGTGATTGTCGTGATTGTCTTCGAGGTTGTGAGGTCCGAATACCACTTTCTAATTTATAAAGATCAATAGCCTTTGAAGCTAATTCTACATTGTCAGGATTTCTAAAAACCCAATCTTGTATTTCTGCAGGTTGTCCCTTTGCCCATTCTTCAAAGCCTTCATCACCCCGAATATCTTCAAAATCAGGATGACGACCACGAAGTTCAGTTTCTGCTTCTCGACGCACAATATCTGCTTCACGTTGTTGTATAGCTGATAACTGCCCTTGAAGTTCTTCTACTTGACGTTCACTTTGCATATGAGCCACGGTTTCAACCGTTTCATACAAATCAGGATATTCTTCTCTAAACCTTTCGAGATCTTCAATACTCTTTGGTGCTTTATACTGAGGCTGTGAAGCCTTAGTTTCTGCTAAGAGTTCTTGTTCTCGTTGTTTAAACTGAGAAACCCTATTATCGTAATGCTTCTTTAGATCATCATATCTTTTTTTATAATTAGCTCTTTTACGTTTTGTAGGAGCTTCTTGCTCCTCATCAGGGGCCTCTTGTTGGGGGGTAGCCTGATTTTCATAAAAGAGTGAATCTGAATTTTGCATAGGTGGGCCATCTGGCTTATGCCAAGGCTTCTTTGCATTATACATATTCGCTTCTGGTTCTTCTAAACTCTCCTCTATTTCTGACATATCACTTCTCCTTCACGGGGCTTGTCTCGTACAAGGTAGCCAGACGAATAAGTTCTTTGGCCGAGAACTAACGTTGGGGCTTGCCTACTCCAAGGTAGCCGTTACAATTAAATGACAGAGGGCCTTTCGGGTAGCTCTATCTCCTTATACAACACTTGGCATACGATTAGCAAAGATCATTTGTTTTTTGATCTCTTCTTCATCTTTTTTACCGACAAGAAGTGACTTTTCATCTTCATCATCTTCTTTTACGGTTCCACCAAATGCGTATTCCATTCGCTGAAGACCACCCTCATAGGCACGTTCCGCTTCATCCATAAGGGATTGAAGGTTCTCGGCACCTATTTGATTAGTAGCCTTCTGCGTCATTACAAACTCTCCATCTGACAATCTTGCAGGTATTGAGTCTGAAACACCAGTGCCGGGGCCTTCTACTTCCCCTTCACCAGTAAATTCTGAGGCCGTCTCAACGACCTTATCAAATATTTCACTTAAACGTGGGTCTGCTTCTAGAGCGCCCATTAAATAGTCTTGTTCTTCTGGTTCTAATGATTCATCTAAAACATGATCTACAAAACCACTTTCCATCTCTTCATCTGATACTTGTGAAGCTTCAGCATTAGCCTGATCTTCAGGTGTAAAAGTATCTATTGGCATTCCTTCTCTTTCTGGAGGAACCATTAATGCACCACCCTCTTGCAGCGCCTGTCTTTTATCTGGCGAAAAAATACTTGAACCGTCTCCGTAGCCACCAATATTATATGTAACTCGTTCCATTATTCTTCCCTCTCTAAAGCTTCTTTAACTTCATCCGGCAACTGCTCTAGGCGTACCAGCAAATTCACTTTCCCCTGACTGCGGAACATTTCCAGTTCCGATGTTGCCACCGCCAGTGCCTGTAACTCCAAGTTCTTGAGGACCAGCAGGTGCTCCTTCAGGTGCTCCCACACCTGCGGGTTGTGCACCAGCGGGACCAGCTTCTTGGCCTGTATTTTGTCCAGCATTTTGCATTCCTATAATTTGTGCCATGATAGCAGCTTCATCAGGATCATTGAGTAATTCATCTGGATCAAGATCAAGACTATACGCAAGCTCACTAATAAGCTTATTAATTTTAACAAACGGAGCAACGGCTGGATTCTGTACAGTTTGTAAGAATGTTGTGAGCCTTTGACTTCGCACCTCTTTCTGCATCAGACTATTTGTGCCTGTTGCTTTTACTTCAAGATCTCCTACTACACCTAATTTATCTTCTAAGAATTGCATATTCCATTGGAAGTATGATTCTCCAAGAGGCTTTAATAAGAAATCATCTAAATTTTTAATCACTGTTTTAATATTTAAAGAGGCTGCACCAAGCAACATTGACATACCTGAAGCAGTCCTTGTCATACTTTGCACACCTGTTTGACCATGTGAATAACTAGGAATACCTGTTTGTTCATCTGCAAGTTGTCTAAACTTATCGAACATCATCATATTTTCTTGTGATGTATTAGGAAATTTAACACCGTGTATGGCCTGTCCCGGCATTCCGGCTTGCCGCCTAAATACCTTTCCGGGGTATACTTCCATAGATTGCCCACCTACAAGAGCAGACTCATCTACATCAAATACTAATGAGCCTGACAGCGCAAGATTATCAATAGCCATTCGTGCATGACCATTCATAATCTTTTGAGAGTCATCCATATTCTCAGCTACCCCTATTCCGAAGAAACTATAAGGATTCTTCTCGTAAGAAAAAGAATGATAGGGGAGTCTGTGTGGTGTGAAGGGATTTACAACAGAGCGTAAAAGCATTCCATTGCATACCCACGCATTTATTTGAACTTCATCAAGGTCATCTATATCGTCATTAAGTTCCATACCAACTTCACGAGCATATTCAGCATCCATAATACCCCAATACTCTAGTACTTCAAATTGCCCTGATCCGTATTCTTGCCCCCTTTGATCATCTTTTAATTCGTGTTCGTAGTCCTTTTGAACATAGTTTGGCCCCATTGACAAGCAGGTTCGTATGGCATCCTTGTCAAAGTACGGCATCCTTGATAAGGCCCGTACCTGAGATCTGTTAAGCTTATGCCTGTGGAATACATATTCGCACTCGGATATATTAGTGGCATTTGGATCGGGAAAAAAATCCCAAATACTGACAAACTCAATACGAGGAACACGAACGTCCACGGGACTGTATTCTCTTTCTCCTTCTTCATTTTCCTCCCAACGATTTAACGTCTTATTAAAATTAAATGGCCCTTTTACAATACCTGTGCCGAATAAAGCAGACTCAAACAAAGCATTACGAATTTCAGATGATCCATTAGATTCTTCAATTTGATCATGAATTAACTTTTCCATCCTTCGCGCTGCTTTCTGCGCTGGATTGAGTTCCATCGTTTCTGGTGATGGCAACAGCCCTGACCGCAACACTCCTGCGTCTCTGGCTTCGTCTTCGATTGGTTTTGTATCGAACTTTCCGGGTCCGAAAGTTGCTCCGGGCTTGAGTACTCTACCGTCTCCTTCATATCCAACATCAAATGGGTTCTCCTGTTCTTCTGTTTCTTCTTCGGCACCGACACCTTGGGCTGCCGTTGTTTCAATTCCCGGCACAGGATTAGTAATATCTAAATGAGCATGTTCTGATACGCCTTCTGGTACTCTAGTTTCAGAAACACCTATAGGAAACTTATTAGCTCCAAAAATAACATCAACTAATTGACCAAAGGCCGCAAGAACTTTTGTTTTAGTTATTTTTACAAAAACTCTTGATTTCTCTGACTCTCTGAAACGTACATTCTTAGGATACATACCACGATAATTATGATAGCCTGTAATCCAACGCTGCTCATCAAGTGAACGAGCATCTTCTGCTGAAGAATATCTATCTTGTAGTAACGCTACAAATTTATTACGAAGACTTTCATCTAAAGATAAAGTTTTACCTTCTTCTCCCTCGACATCATCAAAATAAATATTGTCGGCATTCTCTATAAAACTATTTTCGGCCATTTATTAGCGCCCTCTTTGTCTAGCTTTAGATAGATGAATTGCTCTACCTTGTTTGACTGCATCTCTTTTCTGAGGATAAGTCTTACCTGTTTTACCGTATTTATAACCGCTCTTCCCTTTCTTTACTGGCATATTTTAGTATCCAAACTCCACATCGGAGGGAGTATAGGCCTGTTCCATTCTCATATATCGCATTTGACTTAGCGGATCATTTATCTTTGGCCTAGACATAATTAAATAACGTAGAGCATCATACGCATGATCAGGCGCATGAGTATCTACATCCTCGGGATTATTCTTATCCAAAGGAATACTTTGTAGCTCGCGTATCAGATTAGGACAAGTATTAAATATTTGAATTTGTGGCCTTCCGCTTTGCTTTAGCTTTAAGTATTCGTGAATTTGAATCTTCCCTTGT